TATCTCTAACAATAGTTAATTTGTAAGCACATCGCTCATCACAAAAAGACACTGGACCAATTAATGTTAAACCAAAATGAATAGAGCTTTCATCGTTTGAAGTTTTATCGAAGCGATGTTCGATAATGTCACCTTCGTAGATTTCGCGATTATCCTCGTCAAATAGACCAGTAAAAAAAGATATGTCTAAAGTGTCGGATGATTTGATTTCAAAAACACCATTATTCACTTCTACTCCCCAAGCAGATTTGCCTTGGCGATCTGATCTTCTAAACTTTTTTAATTTTTTATCCCAAACTCTAAATTTTAGTTTACGCATAGAATTTTTTTAAAGCGCCGCTTTCTAAATTATCTGAACACGTTGGACAAAGATCATATTTGGTTTCTTCTAATCGAGTACACTTATTCTCTACTGAAAAAGCTCGAATCCATCCATTTGGCTTTTCAAAAGAATTAGACCAAGTTTGCCATTCTTGGTTGTATCCGCAGTTGTCGCAGGTTAATCGGTGGGTTTTTAGTGTTTGGAGCATACTTAAAAGTCTGGTTGAGAATACCCTTTAGAGGGGCTTTTGTCAACAGTAACTTTTTCGCTTTTCGACTTAACAATATCTCGAAGGTCGCCGCGTTCTTCAATTTTGAAATTTTCAAAGGACAAGTTAATAAAATTCTGCCTTAGTTTATCACCGTCTTTAACTGGATCTAGGTATCCAGAAATATCTTCTCCTAAATGTCGCGCTTTGATGCAGATTAACTTGTGCGTTCCAAATTTTTGGCCCTCTTCAGCGATTTCATCCATTGTTTTCTTTCGAAGAATAAACATGTGCGAACAAAATTGAATAATTCTATCCGACAAACTCACTGTGCTTTCATCGTCAATAATCTTATCGGAGGTTTTATTTGTTGTAACTCCAGAGCGATTAGACTGAACAGAGGTGAACATACTAATCATTGGATTCTCTTCGAACAAAACCTCTTTTTGAACGAACTTCTTGAATTTATCAACAATTTCTCCAACAACCTGCCACTCTGTTAAATTGCCGTTTAACTGGTTCGTTGTTTTGATATAGTCAAAAGAAAGGATCATTCTGTTGCCCCGCCCCACTTTTGAATAGTAGAACTTCTTTGACAATGAAACCATTTCATCAACAGACATTCCTGCCACGCAATAATAATAGAATTTGCTTTTGCCGCTTTTTATTTTTTGAAGCGCGGCTCTTACTTTTTCTACAGATTCTTTATTATTTCTCCATTTTCCAGACTCAATAAGATGAAGCGGAACTCCAGAAATTGACGAAGCTCTTCTGAATGTCAATTCTTCTAGAGACATTTCTCCATTGTCAAGATGAAGAACCGTTACATCGTATTTATCGCCAACATAACAAGTGAAATCCATCGCCAACGAAGTTTTTCCAATTCCAGACCTGCTTGTTACACAAGTAATGTTTCCGCCGCGAAGAAGACTTCCGTAGATTTTATTTACAGTTGGGTAAGGGCCAAACAAAGGTTCTTCTTGATTTTGTCCAGCTTGCTCAACAATCCTCTCCATTTCTTCATAAATATTGATGGGATTATTGCCCTCAATCTCAAAACAATTGATTTTCTTATTAACAATTTGATCAATAGTTTGAATAATTTCAACATAAGAAACAGACGGATCTAAGTTGATCATCGCTTTCTTAACATCTTCTCCAATTTGACAACCTTCCCTTCTAGCGCTCAGTTTTTTTAGTTCCCTTGCAAACTTAAAAGCGTCTCCTTCCTTAACCTTCACTCTTGATAGGCTAAGAACATAATTTCCAATACTAAGGTCGCTTCCGTCAATCGACACTCCAATAGCCTCTAGTCTTTGGGCGATAATGGGGCCGTTGATTTCTTCGTTCTTTTCAATTGCTTGGCGGATGACAGAAAAGATAACTGGATGCCTCTGCCCTCCTTCTGGGTCAAGATCGCTTTCGCTGAAAAAACCTTGGATGTTAACGTAGTCTTCTGGTTTGTTGAGAAGGCTTGAAATTAGTCGTTGTTCTAGTGTAATGTCTGAAATCATTTTATTTTATACGTCGCTCGGTTCCACATACAATCTTTAGACTCATCTCCAAGAATGTCAATGAGTTCTTGTTCGGAAAAAGTTTTTGCGGCTAGTTTTTTAACAAGGTCTAAAAGTTTTTCTGTGTTTTTTAGATAAAAGCCAACGATTTCTCCACTATCGTCTCTTTGTTCGTCGAAATATGGCTCTGGAAGCATTTCGTCCAAAAAAGCCAGTTTGCTGATTTGGATTGAGGAATTGTTAGTGGTTTTAATCATGAGTCATCATTTCAATAGTTAAACCTGTTAAACGAGAAGGGTTTTTGCTATTCACCCCCAATTGCCTGTTAAGAATTAGCGCTCTAATATAAAGCCCATCGCATTCCATTTCAAAAGAACGCAATTTGTTAAAGATTTCTTTCTCTAGCTCTTTTTTCTTTTCGGTTAATTCAATTAGTGTCATTTTAATAATTCTGGGTTTTCAAAAATATTGCCGATGACGATTAATGAATCGCAAAGTTTTCTTCTTAAATTCCAATCGAATCCTCCTTTTTCACTAGAAACCAACCACCCATAAGAGTGTTTGTCGTCCCTCCATGAAATGAGGCAGTCTTTTTGCCCATTGTGCATTGAGTAATAATCTCCCTCTTCAGGTTCATAACAAGAGATGTCTCCATCATAAATTTCTTTGCCGTTTTTATCGAGAAGACCAGTAAATTGCTGGTATTCGTATTTTTCATAAAGAAGATAATGGTTTGGCCCCTTACCACCCACTCTCCTTGGTATCATTAAATCAGAATAATGATAAATATTACCGTCCCAAACTCTAAATTTAATTTCGCGGCCCATTAATCTTCCTCCTCTTCGCTTCTTATCATTGAGCCTTCGTTCATTTTGTCGCACCATTCCTCAATTTTCTTTTGCAAGGCAATCGAAACAACGGGGTCATTCCTTGCTAAAACTGGCGTAAAATTACCGTCTGAATCAAAGCAAAATAACGCAAACCCTTTATATTTGTCCGCCGCTCCAGAAAGTTCATATAGTTTTTGCAAAAATTCATCTGGGATTCTAAAAGTTGATTTTTCCATACTGTTTAAACGGTTTTAGGCGGCGAAATCTTTTAAAGAAAGACTCCATTTTCGGCGAAAAACTTTTCTAGCTCTTTCGTGGTTTTGTTGTAAAAATCCTCTTCGTAAATTTCCATGAAAGTAATGCCGTTATTATCGCAAAACTCTTGCTTATCCAAGTCTCTTTTAATCTGTGATAGAAAAGTTGATCTTGTTTTTTGAAAGAATGGAACGAACGTTTTATGTTGATTTCCCATCACCTCCAATACAACTCTTTTTGTTGCGTTATAAAAATCAAAACGGCTTCTGCTACCAACAACAGGCATCTCCTCAAAAACATGATCGCGACACCAGTAAGGGCGCAAAAAGTCTTTCGCCGCTTTCTGGAATTTTGAGAGGCTTTTGGCGTCCCAGTCGATAGTGTATTTGTTGGCGTTTTTTAAGTTTTTTTTGCGCCCTTGAGAATCAATAAAAGTCACTGTTGGATTAATGATAAGATTTCCCGCTCAAAAAAGTTTCTAACCTTTTCGTCTTGCTCTAAGTATTCAAAAAGCTGAGTCATTCCTTGGACTTTTTCCTTAACATCAATTTCTTCCAACTTGGCTTTTTCAACAATGTCGGCGGCAAAAGTAAACCAAGAGCCTTTTGTTGACACCATCTCGTATTGAACAATTAGGTCTGCGATTTCATAACTCTTCCACACGGCGCAGCCAACAACCCCCTTTTTTACAGGATATTTGACAGTGATGCCCGTATGATCATTCGCAGATTTCCTTAGAGCTACTGTTGCCCAAAGGCCAAGAACTTTATTAGTCAAGGATGGTTTTTCTTTGGCGTTTTCAAGAATCTGATCTCCGCCATATCTTGGTTGAAACTCAAAAACGTAATCGGCTTGATGACCAATAGATGAACCGCCTGAAGAGCTAGCTTGACGAGGAACATTTGGGGCGTATGGGTCGATTTTAATTTCTGCCGCATACTGGCCTGTCACAAGCAAAAGAGCATCATAATGGGAGATTGGAAGAGCCAAGTGCTTGAACAACATTTTAGTAAGCAGAGGAACGCCAGCAACTTTTGTGTTGCCCTCAAACCCCTTTTCCAAGTCTCCTTTAAGAATCAATCCGTCAAGAGAGTCAAGAATAATGCAAATATGCTCTCCAACATCATGCGCCGTTTTAATTACGTCGAGAATGATTTTTGCAACAGTTTCAAACACGTTACATGAAAGAACAAACACTGTTCCATATTCCCATTCATCAACAGAATTAACAAACTTGAGCCCCACTCTTTGTTTCATTTCTAAAGAGAGTCGGCCCTCGGCTTTAATAAAGATGGTTTTGGATTTTTCCATCTCTTTCATGTAGTTTTCCGCCAAAACAAAAGAGAAGGATGTTTTGCCGCTTTCTGCTTGTTTTGCTACTAAGCGAACCACTTGTCCAGAACGAATCTTAACAACTGAATCTAGAATTAGCGACCCCGTTGAAATGGGTTTGTTTTCAGCCACAACGGAGTTATAAATATCGCCAGATAGTGTTTTATCTAGCATTAGGCTTTTTAGAGCGTCAGAAGATGTTCTTTGTGGTTTTTCTTCTTTTGGTGGCAGGATTTTTCTTAGTGGGGGCATAAATTTATTGAACTTCTTTTTCTACAATTTCCAAGCTAACATCTTCGCTATAATACAATCCTTTAGAAAGATTATATCCGTATTTCGTATAAACGTAATCTTCCGTTGCGCAAAGTTCATTAAGGAATGCTTTGTGGGCTTTTTCGAAAGACATGTATGGGCCAATTAAATTAGATCGGCCTCTTCTATTTTGTTCTTCGATATAAAATAATATCATTTTAATAGGTCGGGGTTTTCGTTAATGTTGCCAATGATCTTGTCTTGGCTTTTTTCAGAATAGAGTCCGCCGCATGTTGTGTTTAAATCTGGAATAATCCCTGCTCCACGATGGATTGAAATAGAGAATCGGCATGAAAATGGGTTCCAGTACACAGTCCCAATTTCTTTTTTAACAACAGATTCTCCGTTCCACTGATAAGTTTGAAGAATATCGCCCTCATAAATCTCTTTACCGTTCTTGTCAAAGAGGCCAGTGAATTGCTCAAACACATAATCATCCTCAAACCTTTGATAAGATTCGTTCGTTAGTTCAATGTGATCGTGCGTGAATTTTAAAACATTAATAAATATTCCACTATCTGGGAATAAATATTTTGAATAATGCTTGCTCCAAACTCGGAATTTAATTGGGCGGCTCATAAAATATCTCTCAGTGTTTTCTTTTTCTTAAAAATTAAATCTTCTCCAACTTTTTCGGCGCTCAAAATTATTTCTGGCTTTTTCTCCGCTTCAAAATTAAAAGCGTAGTGTTTTGCGGAAAGTTCTTTTTGCCCCCAGTCTGAAAATAGTACGGCCAAACTAGGTAGTTTCTTTCCAAACTTGATGTTATTTAAAAAACTAAGCGGCCACTTTTCTTCTAGCTTTTTGAGCAGCGAAAATTCTTTGATTCGCCAGTTTTTAATGTCTTGAGACGGTTTTTCGACCAATCTTTCAAGAAGGTTTAGTTTGCTAATGGTTGGAGGTTTAACTTTTTTAGGGCGCGGCATATTTTATGATAAGCGCGACAACCAATAAGTCAAGAATTATTTACGTCCCAATCAACCATTTCAGCTAACAAATCTTCAAAAGTCTTTTTTGGAGCCCATCCAAGTTCACGACGAATTTTGTCCGAACTTCCCCATAAAAAATCTACGTCATGGGGGCGGAAAAATTCAGGATTAACCTTAACAAGTGTAATTTTTTTCTTTGTTGCTAACCCATTCTCTTCGCAAAGAATAAATTCTTCGTCAAGAGGGTTATTGGTAAAATTATACCACATTCCTTTAACTCCAGCAGCAGCAAAAGCTTTTTCGACAAATTCTCGAACAGTATGAGTTGCATTTTCGGAAAGAACGTAAGGTTTCCAGTCTTTTGGCTCTCCCTGCTGGTTTAGGATAAGCCACAATCCCTCTGCTACGTCTGAAGCGTGCTGCCAAGACCTATATGAGTTCAAATTTCCAAGCTCAATGGGATTGAAGTTCCAGTCGTTATTTTTAATTGCACGGACAATTCTTCCTACGCCCTTTGTAATTTTACGAGTAACATACTTTTCGCCGCGAAGTTTTGATTCAAAATTAAATGTCCATGGCTGGATAGCGTAAAGATTGTAGCTGTTGCGATAAACATCAACCATTGTTCGGGCATATAGCTTTGCACAAGCATATGGGCTTTTTGGAATTAACCTAGTGCTTTCATCTTGAGAACCGCTTGGAGAATCCTCTAACGTACAACCCATTTCTTCGGAAGTCCCAAGATTTAAGAACTTTGAATGCGGCGAATGTTTTCTAATCGCTTCAAGAAAATGAACAACTGCTACGCCATCGAATTGAGCATAGGCAAGTGGAGCGTGCCAACTTTCGCCCACATGAGCCAAAGCTGCTGTATTGAAAATATAGTCTGGCTTATATTTTGCGATGATTGTTTCAATTGAAGCGCTATCAGCAAGATCAAGCGTTTCTTTTGTTATCTTGTTTTCGTCAAAGATTTTGGGCTGATTGTCGTAGCTTTTTTGACGAACAGTGCCAATAATCCTAAACTCAGGATAATTTTCCTGAAAGAACTTCGCAAGATGCTGACCTAACTGACCATTGATTCCAGAAATTAAAACGCTTTTAGACATATGCTATACTATCAATTATAGCCAATCTTCTGCTCTTTTAATTCGCCGCCAAAGAATTTTTCTTGGACTTTTTTCTTTGCTAGGTATCTTTTGTAGTTCAAATGGTCAACTGCTGAGGCAGGAATTTCGTCTGTTTTTGCCAAATCTACTGCCTCAAATACAGCATTATTGATGTTTACCAGTTCGCCAAACTCTCTTGAATCAGCAACCTCTGAGAATTTCTCTAGTGTTATTTGATCTTTAATCTCATTAGCAAGGTTAAAGTAATTTTGATAATTCAAGACGCTTGGTTTTTTGCGACTCTTTACTAGGTGAATTGCTAAAAGGTCAAAGACATAACCTTCGTCAAGGGAAATTTTAATCATTTTGTCGCTCTCAAATTATATTCGCCGCTCTTAGCTAATCCATATCCAAGGCTCATTAGTTTTTCCACCAACTTGCTGTATTTTTCGCCAACAGTGAAGCTGCCGTCAGAATGAGTGTACTCAAACTCAATGAAAGGAATTTCAACAGCGGCAAAATCTAAATGCAAAAGTGTATCCACATCCCAACCTTCCATGTCAAGATAAAGGCGGTCGATTTTGCTTAAACCGAGTGATTTGATAATGTTGTTTAAATCAACAACTGGCGAATAAAATGCATAAACCTTTTCGTGGCGATGCTGAAAAACATGCTCAAGACTTGCAGATGCGTGAACTGAGCCTTCTTCCGCTTCTGGAAAGTAAAATGGGATAATCCCGCTTGCCGTTCCAACGGCGCAAGTAATAGGAATCAACTTTGGCCCGAGTTCAGAATAAACTTGTCGGGCGCAATCAATGGATTTAGGAAGAGCATCAATAACGATGAACTTTTCAATTTTTTCTTGCGCGGCCAAAACAAAATCTTTGACCTCATCTTGGCAGTTATTGCAGCCGACTTGTAGGATTACCATGTGTAGTGTTGAATTGTGGGAGTGGATTCGTAGCACCATTCTGTACTATTAAATAAGGGGCCATCTTCTGGTTGAAAGCAATAAATTTTTGCGCTTAGGGCAGTTGCCAAATGATAAACCCCTGTATTAGCTGTCGCAATTTGACCGACCTTACGAATTAGGCAAATTAATTTACAAAGTTCTAAATTATTTAACGTGTGATGACCCCATTCTTGATCTGTTTCGCTTTGAACAAAAATAGGAGTTTGATTGTGCAATTTTGCTTGACCTAAAATTTCCTGAACAATATCAAAAGGCAGGTTTCTTACCTGACTCCACGCTTTAGAGACAAAAGGACAGATAATAATAGGGTTGGGTTTATCCAAAAGATATTCGCAAACCCATTTTTCCGAATCTCTATCCGAGTAAAGAACGAGTGGTCTAATATCCATGTATTCCGCGTCAGAGCCGAATAGTGACCTAAGCTTGCGTCTTGCGTAATGACCCAAACCAATGTCTTGAATAGGCATGATTTTATCTTCTGCTGTAATTTCCACATCAGCCAATCCATCAAAAAGGATTGAAAATCTTGAATATTGTGAAGGTATCTGAACTGTTAGTTTGTTGGGTAAGTGTTTCGCGATAGTTGTAAGCAATAAAACATCTCCAAGTCCATATTGAGAGCTTCCGATAGAATATTTCATGAGTTTTTAATTTTGAAGAAAGCTTCAAACTTTTCCTTCTTTCTTGGTAAAAAGATCGAAGCTTTCTCGTAAAGAAACTTGTAAAGATTTTTAACGCTTATCATGGAGGCGAATGTTATTGTATATAATGAATTTTTGTGCTTAGTCGTTCTTATTTTTGGAGTGGTTAATCCATTACTGGAAACTCTTTGAGTGATTTGTTTCATAAATCGCTCACTTCCGCTTATAAACGAAGCTTGAAATCTGCATCTTCCATTTTTATTGGGTTTAGATAAATATGCACAGCCGTCTCCATCAAAACATCCTCTGAAAAAATGGCGAAGTAAATGATTTGGAACTTGATCCCCTGTTGGACATTCAATAATTAAAGATTTTTTAGGCACGCAACCCATATTTATTAAATTTTGTTTGAACATTGGGTCTTTTAAGACCGCTACGCATAAGTTTCTTTTTTTATAAAAATTGAAACCTTCAAAATTAACAACAACTGCTTGCACAAATTTTTCAACTAAATATTTATCTTTTGTATCCAAACCAAGAGTGACAGCATTTGATTCTTTTTCTACGTTTCCGTCCG